TCCGCACCCTTGGCAGAGGCACCGGGGATGAAGTTGTCCAGGCGTGACGGCTCCGTCACCATCTCCGCGATGGTTCCAGCTTCGGCCTCGCCCTGCATCTCTCCCAACGTGACCGCCTGCTTCTTGTCAGCCTTGGTCGTGACTTCCATGACTAGATCCCGCTCTTGCGCCGACGGAGCGGGCCGGGGTTCGCCTTCTTGACCGTCTTCTTGTTATTGCGGGGCGGCTGCGGGTCGCGCTTGGTACTCCGCACCGTCGTCACGGACGTGGCGAAGCCGGAGCCGGTGTCCACGCCCTTCTGATCGGTGATCCGCGAGAACTCCGGCATGGTGCGGCCCTTGGACTCGTCACGCTTGATGAGCGTACGGATGCTGCGCTTCTTGAACACCGGCCAGCGGAAGGCACGCGCAGCGCCGTAGCTCTGCGAGCGCATCGTTGCGGGCGGCTGTCCTGACTTCGTTCTCGATACGATCCTTGCCATCTTGTCACCCCCTCTGCCTTACGCGGCGGTTGTTTGAGTTGGGCGCGGCATACCTCGGGCCATAGATGCCGGGGAACTTGCGCGTCTTGGCAAGGTTCGTACCGCCCTTGAGAAACTTGGTCTTCTTGACGATGCGAGGCATTAGCGCCGCCTCCGTCGTCCACGCACCCCGCGTGTTCTGAGGACGCGGATCGCGTTGGCACGCAGTGTCCTCGGAGATGCGGCCGTGATGCTGCCCTGTGGTGCTCCTAGTACCTGTGGCATCTACTTCCTCCTTCTCCGACGCTTGGCAGCCGCTCGCTTGCGTCCACGCGCGGCCATGCGTGCCATCTTCTTCTTCCCGTACTTCTTACGGCCCGCAGCGGCAGCGACGGCATTTGGGTTCCTCGCTCCGCTACGGCGCGCACTGGCAGCGACAGCCTTGAATCGCTTTCCGCTGCCAAGCTTGGCCTTCCTGCGGCCTTTGCGGCGTGCCATCTCAACGTCCCTTCCTCCTGCGTGTCACAGCCCGCATCCGCATCGCGGCACGCTGCTTCGGATTGCGGATCTGACGCTTGCGCACAGGGCGCTTGCGGCGAATGCTCCTGGGCCTGCCACGCTTCACTTCTTCCTCTTTCTCCGCTTCTTGGCAATGCGATTGAAGTGGTGCTTGCGCGCCCATGCTGGCCCTTTGACCGCATAGGCCCAACGCTGCTGTCTTCTGCTTCGGGCTGGCATTATCTACTCCCCACGGCAGCCTTGGCAGCCGACTTGCTGCCCTTGCCGTTGCTCGACGCTTGTGTCGGACTCGCCGGAGCGGGTGCCGGTACCGGAGGCTCGTAGTTCGTCTTGGCAAGACTCGCCTCCGTCTCCGGGTCGTTCATCTCCGGGAATAGGCTGCCAAGAATCTCGATGGCCGTCTCGTCCGCCATCCAGCGGTGCAGGGTGGCAACATCCATCGCCAGCACGACTTGCTGGAGAGCTTGGGCCTTGGCAGCCAGATCGGTAAGCCGGAGCACCGGCCACACGATGCGTACCGTGACCGGAGTCTTACCGGAGCTTGCCAAGGCCATCTTGCAGAGCATGACGACGAACTCCCCGAAGCCCACGCGCTTGCGAGTGATCTTCTTCTCAAACGGCTGCACGGAAGCGTCCTTGTCCTGCGCTCCCATCTCCTTGAGGATCGCCCACTTCGGAATCTCCCCGGCGATGCAGATGCAGTCGATCAGGAACTCCAGGAGCGTCTTGGAGTCGCCAAGCACCGACTTGGCTTCGATGAAGCCAGCCTCCTCCTCCACGTTGAGCAGGTACATCTCGCGGCCGGTCAACTCCACCTTGGCATGCGGCACAATCTGCCCGTTCTCGTCCAACGCAGCCGGGAAGTTGTGCTTGAGGAAGGCGTACACGTCCTTGAGCTTGAAGTACGCCTTGGGAGTCGAGTGGTACTTGTGCGCCGTGAGCGTCTGGAGCAGTACCTCGTGGAACGCCTGGATGAACGGGAGCACCGGCTCGATGTCAGACTGACCGCCTGCCAAGCTCACGTCGTACTCGTTGTAAGAGGGCCAGAGCGGAACGAACTTCCAGGTGTTCCGCGTCTGCCAGCTTGTCAGTTCGCGGTTCTCGGTCTTGTCATAGAAGCGGTACTCCTGCGGGGTGATCGTCTCGATGATGTGGTGCTCGCGCATGCGCGGAGCCACGCCCTGGAGTATCTCCTCCTCCGTGCGCTCGTCCATCTCGTACCAGTGGTTGACCATCGCCATGATGACAAGCTCTGGATCGGTGGGATCGAACTGCAAGTCCACCGTCTCGGGCGGGATGCACTCGATCTTCCCGTGCATCCGATCCTCCTCCGTGAACAGCGGGTTCTGGAGGTTCGGCTGCCGGAAGCGCACGATGGCCTTGGAGTCCCTGAGCGTGTCACGCCACACTTGCTGGATCTGCGGTGCCCAGTGTTGGTGTAGGCACTTGTTCAGCCACGAGTCGTTCGTGCCGTTGTCGCTTGTCACGCTAGGGATCCCCACGTACTCGACCGTTAGGTCGATCAGGGGGCGCACGAAACCGGCACCGAGGTTGTACGCCGGGTTGTCGTTGCGGTAGAGGCCGCGAGCCACGTCGTACGTGATTTCGGTTCCCGACATCGCCGGACGATGCATGAAGTTCCCGCCGTCCCAGGAGTTGCGCAGCGCCGTCCATGAACTGCCAAGCCCGATGCTGCGAGAGATGTCCACAACTTGCTCGCCTATCCAACGGAGTGGATTACGCACCGTGAGTCACATCCTTGTCAGTGTGCTCTGCCGTCATCGCAAACAACTCGTCCACGATTTCGGCGGCGCGCGAGACGACTTCGGGCGGCGCATTCTCTGCCAAGGCTTCGATCAGCCCTGACTTGTCCACAAGCTCTACCTCGTGCTCCTCGCGGATCGTCTGCGCCGACTTGGACTCGCTCTTGTTCACCTTGGTAAGCCCGATCCGATCCAGGTACTCGCAGATCGCCTGGATTGCAACCTTGTCATCGTCCGTGGTGCGGGCGATTTCCGCGAGCATCTCCATCATCTCAAAGCTGTGCGTCTGCCCGAACTTGACGGCCGCATCCACCATGTTCTTGACAAGCTCAGCGGCGCGGGCCTGCATCTCCGGCTCCTGAAACCACTTCTTGATGATGTCGCGTGACAAGCCGAGAGCGTCCGCGATGTAGATGTACGAGAAGTTGCTCGCCTTGTAGTGACATGCCAACTCGCGCTTCACCTGGCGGTCGAACGCCGTCAGGGAGCCTTCGGTCGTCAGCTTGCGCTCGCGCTTGGTACCCCTCTTGTAGCGGGCCTTCAACTCGTTGCGGGCCTCCGCTACGGTTGCAGGCGATTTACGCATCCCAGTCTCCTCTCACGGGCACTGCCGTCGCCATAAGCCCACCGGCCGCTGCCAAGACAGCGCCGACATCCTCGGGAACGTACAGCGGCGCTTCCTTCATGCTGGCCACGAGCGCGAACATGCCACTGTGGTGCCAGTGGTCGGGCTTCTTCCCCGAATCGCCCTTGGTATTCACCCAGCGAGCGACCTCGCGCTCAGAGGCGTCTGCCTGCTCCACGCGCACCATCGAGAAGTGGTGTGCGTACCAGGCGTTGTACGGGAGTCTTGGCATCATCTCGCCAAGCTCAGCGGCGTCGGCGGGAAGCGCCATGTTCCCGTCGAGAAACTGCTTGATGTAGGAGTCGAAGGCCATCGTACGGTCGATGTTCACCTTGGTAGGCTCACCGTACTTCGCAGGGATCCAGTTAGCCGTCTCGTGCTGCTCCGGCCTGTCCTTCTCAAAGCCCATCCAGAAGCGCTCCGGGTACTGCTTGCTCAGGAACTCCACTTGCTCCTTGTCAGGGTGCGCGTCACAGACCGCGACCCAGTTCCCCAGCTTGGTAAGGATTCGGTCGTTCAGGACTTGCCACTTCGTCTGCCCGCCGCGCCCCGTGATCGTCTCGATCTTCCACAGTCGCAGCTTGGTAGGTGTGCGAGGATCGCGGTTGTAGACGGAGACGAACAGCACGTCGTGGCCCACGTCGATCCCGATGAACAGCATCCCGTTGAACGGCCCGCCGAGCAGGTAATCCTGACGACAGCGGTTGAGAAGCTGCACCGTGAACTTGTCACCGGCTGCGGCGTACGGGAGGCCGAGAGCCAGGTTGTAGAACGCCTTGAGCTTCTTGGAGTCCAACTGCCCCTTGTACCAGTTCGTGAGAATGCCAAGACTGGGATCCGTGAGCGTGGCCGTGGGAGAGTTGAACTGGTTGAGATGATAACCCCGCTTGGCAGCCCCAGGGGCATCCGGCACCCACACACCTTTGGCGTTCATGTTCGCGCGATCCGCGTCTGTCCAGGAGCGCTTGCAGTGTGAGCACCGGCATGCTTCGTGGCTGTCCTCCAGCTTGTCACCCAGGAAGGAAGCCACGTTCTCCTCAAAGGTGATGATCTGCTTGGCAGAGCAGAACGGGCACGGCACCCACCAACGCATCTGATCGCACAATCCCCATGCATCGTCGGCGTAGACACCGTGGCCATCGACGGTGGGTGTGCTGATTTCGTAGATGCGCTGGATGTGCGAGCCTGACAAGCGCGCCCTGGCGTCATCGAGATTGTCCTCGTTCGCCTTGTCGCGCTCGTCCAGTACGAGGATGTCGGCCGGAACCTCGCGTAGCTCCGTCTCGATGTTCGTCCCTCGTATGTACCAGTTGACGCCGCGCTTCGTCTGCTTCTGGCTCCTGTTGTCCGTACGGGAGAACTCTGCCTTTAGCTTGGCATTGGAGTCGATGATCGGGTCGATACGGCCCTGAACGAACTGGATCGAGCCAGCTTTGAGAGGCAGGAGGTAGAGCACATGCCAGGCGCGCTTGACAACCATGTGCGCGCATTTGGTGATGAAGACGGTTGTGTATCCAAGCTGCGCGCCCTTCGGGCCGATGATGTGCTTGGACTCGTCACGGAGGATCGCCTGCTCGTACTCACGGCCCCTCAGATCGAAGGCATGACCATCTACGGCCAGCCGTAGGCTGGCTGCCCAAAAGTCAGGCCACGCCTTGGCGCGCACGGCATCGGCCTGCGCTCGTGTCAAGCGGCGCGGATCCGATGCGGACAGGGTTTGCGAGTCTGCGGCTGCCAAGATGCTGAGGTATCTGCGGTAAAGCAGCCACGCAGTCTACGCCAGCGCGACGGTGCCAAGCAAAAGAAGGAAGTGAGGGCCGGATCGCTCCGGCCCTCTGCCCGAAACACGAACGTGACGAGGCCAGTCCGCGCGAGGCCAATGTAGCAGCCAAAAAACGACTGTCAATAACCAGCCAGGCGCTCCAGTTGATCCTCTCTCTGCTTGGCTGCCAAGACGGCACCGAGCTTCGCTCCGTAAACCGTTTGCTGATTAGTCTCGATCTTGTGTGCGCGACGCTCCGACTGCTTGGCAGCCTCACTGATCCGCTGCTTGAGCGCCTCCCGGTATCCGGGCACGGACTTGAGCCAGTGAAGCTGCAAAGAGTGAAAAGCTGCCGCCAACTCGGGGTCGTCCTCGATCTTCGGGTAGTACCATTGCGCCATGCGCTGCTCGTGGCGCTTGCGTTGGTGCGTCAGCGGCATGTGAGTGTGCGCGACCGGCATCATCCACCCGGAACGATGATTCCGCCGACGCGGTAGCTTGGCATGTCCTGCACGAGCCGCATCGGCATCTGCGCCCACTCGTCC